TGGTACCCGCGTCCGGAGAGCACCGGTATCCGCGCCCGGCGAGGAGCGGCACCTGAAGCCGCCGGAAGAGAGCCCCGCTGCGACCTCCCCGCGGCGGGGCCCTTCTGCACCTAGTTGCAAAACCCGCACGGGTGCCCCATCATGGGGGCGTCTCCGGCGTGCCCGGAAACAACAGGCCCACCCCAACCGGTGGGCCTCACGCATGTCACAGCATGGACACACCGCCCCGCTTCGGCCCGCCGACGCCCACCATGGCCTGATGCGCACCCGACCCGCGGCCATCGCCGTCCTCGCCACCCTCACACTCGCCGGCTGCTCCCAGCCCGCCGACAACCCGCCCGCCACCAGCGCCCCGAAGCCGGGCGCCACCGCAGCCACCGAGCAGCCCGCCGACGACGGACGCGCCGCCCTGGAGAAGGCCGTACGCGCCTACAGCACCGCGTACTTCGGGCAGGACATGGACGCCGCCCACGGCGCACTGTCGAAGCGCTGCGCCACGAAAATCCCCCGGCCCATGTACGAGGCCGCCGTGAAGGCCACCGTGGAGACGCTCGGCAAACATGAGATCAAGACGTTGACCGTCGACCAGATCAGCGGCGACCTCGCCCGCGTCTCGTACACGTACGACGTGCCCAAGCTCAGCCAGTCCGGCCAGCCGTGGGCCCGCGAAGACGGCGCGTGGAAGTACGACGCCTGCTGACCCCTTGAACCGGCCCGGCCGCACCCCCCGTTGCGGCCGGGCCTCCTTCATGCCCGGAGGTGACCCCGTGGGAGGACAGCATCCGCGCGTCACCGAGACCGACGAGGAGCGCGTCCGCGAGCTCCACGCGCAGGGCCTCGGCCGCAACGAGATCGCCCGCCGCATCGGACGCGCCCAGCGCACCGTGTCCGTCATCGCCGCCCGCCTCGGCCTCGAATTCGACACCACCATGACCGAAGAGGCCACGCGCCACCGCATAGCCCAGCTCGCCGAGAAGCGCGCGATCCTCGCCGACGCCCTCACCGACGACGCCCTTCGGCTCTCCGCCCAGCTCTGGGAACCGGCCGTCGTCTACAACATCGGCGGCAAGGACAACGAGTACACCGAGCAGGCCGTCCCCGAACCACCGGCCGCCGACAAACGCGCGCTGATGGCCGCCGCAACGTCCGCGGCCGCGCAGTCGCTGCGCCTCGTCCCGCCGGAGTCCGACGCCGAGGGCCTGGCCGCCGTCGATGCCTGGCTGAAGGGAATGATGGGCGGCCCCGCGCCGGAGTGATCGGAGAGGGGGCCGTCGATGTACGCACCCCTCGCCGGAAAGCAGCTCCGCTCCACAATGCTTGCCTCCGCGCGAGGCAACCTGTGGGAGGGTGCCGTCCGTTCGTCGAAGACCATCAGCAGCATCATGGTGTGGCTCCGGTACGTTCGTACCGGGCCCGCTGGGCCGCTGCTGATGGTCGGCAAGACCGAGCGCACCCTGAAGCGGAACATCATCGACCCGATCACCCAGATGGTCGGGACCCGCCGGTGCAAGTACAAGTCCGGCGTCGGCGAGCTGGTGCTGTTCGGTCGCACGATCTACGTGGCTGGCGCGAACGACGAACGAGCCTCCGAGAAGATCAAGGGCCTGACGCTTGCCGGGGCGTACCTCGACGAGGTCACCACCTACCCGGAGACGTTCTTCGCGATGCTCGGCACCCGGCTGAGCATCGAGGGCGCGCAGTGGTTCGGCACCACCAACCCTGAGGGGCCGAATCACTGGTTGAAGAAGAAGTACCTTGACCGTGCCCGCCTGCACCTGGCGCAGGACGGCACCGTCAAGGAGTCACAGCGTCCCGACGCGCTGAACCTGCACCGCTTCTCCTTCACCCTGGACGACAACCCGTACCTTCCGGCCGCGTACGTCGCCGATCTGAAGCGCGAGTACACCGGCCTGTTCTACCGCCGGTTCATCCTCGGTGACTGGTGCCTGGCTCACGGGTCGATCTACGACATGTGGGACCCGGAGACGCACATCGTCGACACCCTTCCGTACATGCGGCGCTGGGTCGGCGTGGGCGTGGACTATGGCACGGTCAATCCTTTCTCGGCGCTGCTCGTCGGCATCGGCGAGGACGACCGCATGTACGCGGTGAGCGAGTACCGGCACGACTCCGCGAAGGCGTACCGGCAGCTCACGGACGCTGAGTACAGCCGCGGAGTGCGCGACTGGCTCGCCACCATCCAGCGCCCGGGCGAGAGCGGCGCGAACCGCGGCGTGCGTCCCGACTGGATCTTTGTCGACCCCAGCGCGGCCAGCTTCATGAACCAGCTGTGGGCCGACCAGGTCCCGCACGTCACCCCCGCCGTCAACGACGTCCTCGACGGCATCCGGAGCGTGTCCGTAGCCCTCGGATCCGGCCTGCTCCGCGTCCACCGCTCCTGCGCCGGCCTCACCGAGGAACTCCCCGGATACGAGTGGGACCCCAAGGCCGCTGACCGCGGCGAGGACAAGCCCGTCAAGGCCAACGACCACAGTGCAGACGCCTTGCGCTACGTCATGCACTCCACCGCGCACGAGTGGCGCGGCCTGATCCCCAAGGAGGCGACCGGTGCCGCTGCCTGAGAACAACTCCCCGTGGCCGCCCCCGCAGTACGCCGACCAGCTCGCCGACATGCGCATCGAGGACGCCTGGTACAGCGGCGACCGTCGAAAGCTCGCCCGCGCGTACGGCACCCCCGACGTACAGCGCGACGCCCGCGGCCGTGCGTGGCGGTTCTGGGAGCGGCCCCGCCCGATCGGCATGCGGGACGGCCGGCTGCACGTGCCGCTCGCCGAGGACATCGCCGCCACGTCGGCCGCGCTCCTGTATTCCGAGCCGCCCACGATCACGTTCGAGAACGCGGACACGCAGGACCGGTGGGAGCAGATCGCCGAGGAGGGCGGACTGCACAACGTGCTCCGCGAGGCCGCCGAGGTCACGTCGGCGCTGGGCGGCTCGGTCCTGCGCGCCACCTGGAACCTTGACCTTGCCAAGCGGCCGCTGACGACCGTGGCGCACGCTGACGGGGTCCTCCCGGACTTCTCGTACGGCATTCTGACCGGCGTCACGATCTGGCGTGAGGTGCAGTCCGACGGGGCGATCGTCGTGCGGCACCTGGAGCGCCACGAGCTGGGCCGAATCCTGCACGGCCTGTACCAGGGAACCCGAGACAACCTTGGCAGCCGCATCCCCCTGTCCGAGGCCCCGGAGTTGGAGCCGATCGCCGACTCCCTCGACAAGGACGGGCCCGGCGACACGATCACGACCGGCATCGACACCCTGACGGCCGTGTACGTGCCGAACGTCAGGCCCAACCGGAAGTACCGGGGGTCGATGCTCGGCCGCTCGGACTGGCAGTCCGACGGGGTCCGGGACCTGTTCCAGAGTCTTGACGAGACGTACACGTCGTGGATGCGGGACATCAAGCTCGCCAAGTCCCGCATCATCGCGCCGAACGGGATGCTCTCGAACCTGGGCCCGGGCGAGGGTGCGTTCTTCGACGACGACCGGGAGGTCTGGCACGGCATCAACGCCTCCCCGACGTCCGGTGAGGGTTTGACGTTGAACCAGTTCGCCATCCGGGTGGCCGAGCATGAGCAGACGTGGAATGCGCTGACCCGGCAGGCCGTCCAGGCGTCTGGGTACAGCGCGCAGTCCTTCGGGCTCGGCGACTCCACAGCGGTCACCGCAACCGAAGTCGTGGCCCGCGAACGGAAGTCGATGATCACCCGGGACCAGAAGGCCGGCTATCAGAAGCCGTCTCTGGCCGATCACGTGTACGCGGTGCTTCAGCTCGACAACGCCCTCGGCCTGTCCAAGGTGAAGCCGGAGCGGCCCCGCATCGAGTTCGGGGACTCCGTCAGCGAGGACCCGAAGAGCGTCGCCGAGACCGTCGAGCTGTACGCCCGAGCGCAGGCCATCAGCACCGAGACGAAGGTCCGGATGCGAAGCCCCGAACTCGACGACACCGCGGTCAAGGAGGAGACGGAGCGGATCCTCCGCGAGACCGGACAGCTCGTCAACGACCCGATGGCCACCGGCGCCGAGGGCCCCGGCACGCCCGGCTTCGGCGGTGAGGAGGCGGCCTGATGCCCGTCTCGCCCGCCATGGCGGAGGATCTGGCCGCCGCGGTCGCGAAGCTGTACGAGGATGCTGAGCTGGCAATCCTGGAGAAGCTGCGCACCGCCCTGGAACAGGGCCTCGACTCACCCCTGTGGGCCGAGATCAAGCTCCGCTCCATCGGGGACCTCCGCGCGGCCGTCGAGGAGATCACGACCGCGCTGCAGCAGGACGCGAACGGGGCCGTAGCGGCCGCGCTCGCCGAGGCGTACGGCCGGGGTCGGCAGGCCGCCGTCGCGGAGCTCGGGGCGCTCGACATCGGGCGCGAGCTCCAGGCCCGTCGCGTCCTCCCGGGCGCGCCGGCCGTGGATCGGCTCGCCGCGTCGTATGCCGAGGACACCCGGCCGCTGTACGTGCGGATCACGCGCGCGGTCGTGGACGTGTACCGGTCGATCGTCACCCGCTCCTCGGCGTCCACGCTGCTGGGCGGCCTCACCCGGCGCCAAGCCTCCCAGAGGGCCCTCGATCAGTTCGCACAGCGCGGCGTCACGGGTTTCGTCGACTCGGCCGGCCGGTCGTGGGAGCTGGCCGCCTACGCGGAGATGGCCGTCCGCTCGGTGACCGCCCGCGCCGCGATTGAGGGCCACATTGACGCCTTGGCGGAGATCGACGTGGGGCTGGTCATCGTGTCGGATGCGCCGCTGGAGTGCCCGCTGTGCGCGGCGTGGGAGGGCGAAGTCCTGACGCTGGGAACGCAGTCGGGGCCGCACACGATCCGCGCGGAGCACGCGATCCAGCCGTCGGGCCTGTTCGCGCGTGCGAGGACGGTCGCGGTCCACGTCGCCGGATCTCTCGTCGAGGCCCGCGCCGCCGGGCTCTTCCATCCAAATTGTCGACACTCCCTCGCCGCGTTCTTGCCCGGCGTCACGACCCGGCCGCCGCACCACGCGACCCCCGGAACGTCGTACGAGGACACGCAGCGTCAACGTGAGATCGAACGGCACATCCGGGCGTGGAAGCGCCGCACTGCGGTCGCCCTCGACGAGCAGGCCCGCACCCGGGCGAACGCCAAGGTGCGCCAGTGGCAGAAGGCCGCTCGGGAGCACGTCGCCGCTCACCCGGCGCTCGTGCGGAAACCGGCCCGCGAGCAGGTCGGCACGGCCCGCTGAACCGACGGGAGGAGCCTCATGGGAAAGGCGTTCGTCAACAAGCTCGCCAAGGAGGGCGCCCGGGATCCGGAGGCGCTCGCCGCATGGATCGGTCGCAAGAAGCACGGGGCGAAGGCATTCGGGAAGCTCGCCGCAGCCGGCAAGAGAAATCGGGACGCCACCCGGGAGGCTCGGCCCGCGATGCAGACCCCCGAGGAGCGGCGAGCCGCAGGAATGGCCGCGCTTGCTGCCTCCAGGGAGCGGGAGGTAGCACAAGCGCGGGAAGAGACCGCGGCAAGACGGCAGCGGAACGCCGAGACACTCGCGCGGATCAACGACGCACCCGGCAAAACGACGCGTAAGGCGATGACTAAAGAAGAGCGCAGCCTCGTCAGTTACGAGGCAAACGGCGCGGCCGTCTATGCGGAGGCATTCGAGCGGCTGCGCCCCTTTGCGGACGAGTCGGCGCAGACCAATCGGATTGATGTGCTGAAGGCCCGCGCGTTCCAGAAGGCACGGGCCGAGCGGATCAAGAACGGGTGGCCTGTGCCTGGCTCACCGGTCCCCGCCGAGAACGAGGACGAACGGCTGGCAGGTGCCCGCGCCCGGCTGCAAGAATCGGCCGCCCGGCGCCAGGCATCACGGGAGAACCGGCCCGAGGAGGTCACCCGCGACGTTGCGACCGCCCAGCGGGCCGCTGAGACGTACCGGAGCAACCTCGGACGGGGCCGCATCTCGCATGTGTCGGGGGAGAAGTTGGCGGAGCTGCACTCCCTTGTGCGGCGCCTCAGTGTGAACGCCGACGCCGACATGCTCGACCGGCAGGAGACCAAAGCTCTCACCGAGCTGACAAGCATGGTCCTGCGGGAGGCTTCCCGCCGCAGGTCGCAGCGATAGACCCGCCTCGTCACCATCACGGCCCGCCTGGCGCGGGCCTTTCTCATGCCCCAGGAGGGCAAATGCACCGCAACACCCTTGCCCGCACGCGTCTCGACGGCGCCGGCTGGGCGCACCCCTACGGCCACGGCCCTTTCTCCCCGATCGTCTACGCCGACGGAGGGGACGGCGCAGGCTCCGGCTCCGACAACGGCGGCACCGGTGACGGCGGTCAGCCCCCGGAACCGCCCGCGGCGGGCCCGTGGGACGGCTTCCAGTGGGACGGCAAGGTCGATTCGCTGCCCGCGGACGTCGCGAAGGTGATCCGCGAAGCCCGCGAGGAGGCCGGGAAGGCGCGCACCACGGCGAAGGAGAACGCCGCCACACAGGCACGGCAGGAACTCCTTGCCACCCTGTCCAAGGCCGTGGGGCTGGACACCGACAAGCCGCCGACCGCTGAGGAGCTGACACGCCAGCTCACCACAGCGACCAGCGAACGGACCGTGGCCCAGGAAGACGCAGCCGCGGCCCGGATCGAACTCCACGTCTTTCGCACCGCGACCCGGCTGGGCGCGGACGCGGAGGCACTCCTGGACTCCCGCGCGTTCTGCGACGCAATCGACGCGATCGACGCGGAAGACCCCCAGAAGTTCAACGAGCAGGTGGAGACGGCGATCAACAACGCCCTCTCCGCCAACCCGCAGCTCCGCGCTGGCCAGGTGCCGCGGCGGGGCGGGGGCGACTTTGCCGGCGGGCCCGGCGCACCGCAGCGCCCCACCTCACTGCAAGACGCCGTAGCCGCCCGACTGGGCGGATAACCCCAGCTAGGAGCACTCCATGCCCGTAACCCTGGCCCAGGCCAAGCTCAACACCCAGGACGACGTCGACCTGATGGTGATCGATGAGTTCCGCAAGTCGTCGTGGCTGCTGGACAACATGACCTTCGACGACGTCGTCAACCCGGCTGGTGGCGGAGCGACGCTGACGTACGGATACACGCGGCTCATCACGCAGCCGACCGCCGCGTTCCGTGCGATCAACTCCGAGTACACGCCGCAGGAAGTCACGCGTCAGCGGTACACCACGGACCTGAAGGTTCTCGGTGGAAGCTTCCAGATCGACCGCGTGCTGGCGAAGCTGGGCCCGGCCCTGTCGTCCGAGGTCACGCTCCAGATGCAGCAGAAGATCAAGGCCGCGCAGTCGACCTTCTCGGACGCGGTCATCAACGGCGACACCGCCGTCAACGCCAACAGCTTCGACGGCCTGTCTAAGGCCCTCACCGGGTCGGCGACCGAGCTGGACGGAACGGGCGTCGACTGGACCACCGTCAACAGCCAGGCGACCGCCGTGGCCGCGCAGGCCATGCTCCGCCGGCTCATGGCCGTGATGGACGGCCGCCCGGACGCGCTGCTGATGAACGCCGACGCGCTCGCCGCGCTGGAGACCGTCGGCGACTTCGCGTCCTCGCTCGACTCCCGCGAGATCTTCGGCCGCACGATCACCACGTGGCGCGGTATCGCCCTGGTCGACCTCGGCGACAAGCCCGGATCCACCGCGCCGATCATCCCGACCGACGGGGTCGCTGGTACGACGGACATCTACGCCGTCCGTCTCGGCCTCGATGGTTTCCACGGCATTAGCACCGTGGGCGGCCAGCTGGTGCAGCAGTTCATGCCCGACTTCACCACCCCCGGCGCGGTGAAGACCGGCGAGGTTGAGATGGGCCCGGTTGGCGTCGCGCTGAAGGCGACGAAGGCCGCCGCGGTCCTGCGGGACGTGAAGGTCGTGACGCCGTGACCGTGATCCACAGCCCCGTCGAGGGGTACAACGGCCCCGGCCCCGCTGGCCTGACGTTCGAGGACGGCCGCGCCGAGACCGACGACGAGATGGTCATCCGCTACGCACGGAAGGCCGGATACGGCATCGACGGGCCGGCCGAGGAGCCGGAGCAGCCGGAGCCGGCCGACCCACGCGAGCACTCGGAGCCGGAGCAGGTCGGGACCCGGCTGCGGGATGCGGCGGTCGACCCGCGGCCGGAGGACTACCTGCCGCCGACGAACGCCGGCCAAGCGAACCCGCACGGGCCGCTCGTCGTGGCGCCGGAGATCCACGGCGCCGGGGTGAAGCCGATCCACCCCGGGCCGGTGACGCCCGGCGACCCGGCCGCGCAGGAGCAGCGGGAGACCGCCCTCGCCGAGGCTGTCCTGGTCGACAACCAGGACGTGCAGGACGCCGTCCAGGCGGCTGCGGACGACAATCCGCAGCCGGAGAAGCCGCCGGCCAAGAGCGCGGCGAAGGCGACGTGGGTGGAGTGGGCCGTCCAGCGCGGCGCGTCCCGCGAGGCCGTCGAGGCGGCCACCAAGGAGCAGATCGTGGCCCAGTACGGGCCCAAGGAGCAGGAGGAGAGCGACGATGCCTCTGTATGAGCGCCGGGACGAGTCCCACGAGGTCGTCGAGCGCGTCCAGACCGTGGCCGGGTCCCGCAACGACGAGCGCCTGAAGGCATCGTCCGTGTGGAAGCTGGTCGAGGAGGACACGGCGGACGCCCCGGCCCCCGTAGCCGCTCCGGCGCCGCTGCCGAAGCGCAGCACCGTCAAGACGCCCGCGTCGGAGGGCTGACCGATGGCCCGCGTCTACGCCACGACGGCGGAGTACGAGGCGTTCACCGGGGACCTTGCCCCCGACAATGCCGCACGGCTGCTGGCGCGGGCCTCCCGACTGGTGGACCGGCAGATGATCGCCGCCCTGTACGACGTGGACGCGTCCGGATATCCGTCCGACTCCGATGTCCGGGCCGCGTTCCGAGACGCGACGTGCGCACAAGTGGAGGCGTGGACGGACCGGGAGACGGCGGCGGACGACGGGAGTGACCCGGCGGCCGGCCCGTGGACGAGCGTCAGCGCGGGCGGCCTCAGCTTCTCGCGCCCGGCGGAGTCCGTCCCAGTCCGCGTAGCGGACGACACCGCGCTGACCGCCGAGGCGGTCGAGATCCTCGAAGGCGTCGCGCTGGAGCAGGTGGTGTGGACGTGAAGATGCCCGCCTTTCTGCTCCAGCATGAGGTGAGCGTGGAGCCGTACCTCGGATCGTCGGCGTACGGCCCGAGGTACGGGCCGATGGTGACGGTGCCCTGTCTGCTGGAGCAGCAGACGCGGGTGGTGGTCGGCGCGGACGGCTCGGACGTCACCTCGTCCAGCACGTTCCGGGCGCCGCTGGATGCGCCCGCGTGCCCGCCGGAGTCCCGGGTGACGCTCCCGGACGGCGACACGACGACCGTGATTGCCTGCCTCCGGCACGACGGCCGCAACCTGCCTACCCCGCAGTGTTGGGAGGTGCAGCTCCGATGACCCAGTACACGAGCTTCCGGTCTGGGAACGTGTCCCGACATTGGACCGGTCGCGGGCGGCGTCTTGCCGGGGAAGGGCTGCAACGCGGCTTGGAGCACGTCCTCGGCGAAGCCCGCAAGCTGGTGCCGCTCGACGAGGGCACCCTGGAGCGGTCCGGGCGCGTGGTCCGGGACGGCCTGAACGGGGCGGTCACCTTCGACACGGTCTATGCGGTCAGGCAGCACGAAGAGTTGACCTGGAAGCACCTTCCGGGGCGCCAGGCGAAGTATTTGGAGCAGCCGATGAACTCGGAGCGGGACATCGTGCTCCGGCTGATGCAGGTGTCGCTCAGGGGGTGGCTGCGTGGCTGATCTCCTCGACGGCCTTGCCCGCTTCCTGGAAGGGCTCGGCCTGCTGGAGTACGACCCGGACGGGGTCGCTGGGGACACCTTCATCGACGACATGCCGTCCGCCCCTCATGAGGCGGTCGTCCTGTCCTGCTACGGCGGCCCCGAGGCCGACTCCAAACTCGGCTGGGACGAGCCGTCGGTACAGGTCCGCGTGCGGGGCGGGCCGGACCCGCGGGTCTCCCGAGATCGGTGCCGGGACATCCGCAGTGCTCTGCACGGCCTTGGCCCGATCACGCTGCCCGACGGCACGTTCCTCCAGCTCTGCATTGCGGTTCAGGGCGCCCCGGCCACCCTCGGCAAGGACGACAACGGGCGCCACGAGCACGTCGTGAATTTCCGCACCGAGGTCCGCTCGGTGACCGCACACCGCGTCTGACCCACACACCCTTTTCGCCCGGCGCCGTGCGCGTGCGGGCTCTCACCCATGCCCGAAGGAGGGCCCCATGGCGCGCTACAACGCACGTGACTGCGTCTTCGAGATCGAATCCACCACCCCGGACACCTGGGTGGAGATCGGCGACATCAACACGTTCAGCAAGTCGCACGACGAGGAAACCACCGACGTCACAACTTTCGGTTCCAACGGGCAGGCCGAGAGCCAGAAGATGCAGATCGGCAAGTCCCTGACCCTGGAGGGCTTTCACGACCCGACCGACCCGGGGCAGCTGCGCGTCGAGGCCGTGTCCGAGCTCCTCGGCGCCAGCCAGGGACGGCTCCGCTTCCACGCCCCCGGCGCCACCAACTGGGAGATCTGGACCGTCCACGTCAGCCTCGGCGACCAGGGCGGCGGCAACAACGACCCGGGCTCCTGGTCCGCGACGTTCACCCGCTCCGGTGCCAGCGCGACGGCTGTGATCGCGTGACCGCCCGCACGCAGTCCTGGGAGGACTTCAAGCGCCAGGCTTTCGGCGGCCGTACGGAAGAGATCGGCGGCGTCACCGTCCGCGTCCCCACGGACGTTCCCCTCATCCTGCAAGACCTGGCAGAGAACCTGTCCGCCGATTCCAAGGTGGACGACTTCAACGAGGTCGTGGGCCTCCTGTACGGAGACGGTGTTTTCGAGCAGTGGCTCAGCAACGGCATGGGCGCCAGCGAGCTGATGACCGCGCTGATGTGGGGCATGCTCCAGGGCTCGGGCCGCGACGTGACGTTCATGGAGGCGTACGAGCTCGTCCTTAGCGACGACCCGGGAAAAGCGCTGGCCAACCGAGCCCAGCGCCGAGCCGCCTCGAAGCCGCGATCCGCGAACACTGGTGGGCGATCGAGGCCGACTACCAGCGCGAGTACGGCATCGACGCGCAAGCGCTCAGCCGCCTGACCACCCGCCGCTTCAGCGTGCTCCTGGCCGGGCTCTCCCCCGAATCGATGTTCCGGCGCGTGGCTGGTGACGAGATCGCCGTCATCGACGACCCCGGCCAGATCGCTGCCGCACTGCACACGTAAGGGGGTCACATGGCGCTCACCATCGGCGAGCTCGTCGGCCACATCCGCGCGGACGACTCCGGTATGCGGCAGGGCCTGTCGGATGCCGAGCTGCGCATGCGGGGCTTCCAGCGGGACGTCGAAGGCCGCCTGAGGCGGCTCGACGGCCGGTTCGTGTCCACTGGCGAGCTGATCGCTGCTGGCCTGCGTGAGGGCACGGACGAGGGGAGGCGCTTCGGCGGGAGCCTGCGCGGGCTCGTGGGGATGGCTGGGCGGCTCGGCGGGGTGGCGGCGTCCATCGGCGGTGTCGCGGCCAAGCTGGGCGCGGCTGTGCCGCTGGCGGCCGGTCTGGCGGCGGCGGTGGGCAACATTGCCCCCGCGGCTGGTCTCGCGGCGTCCGGCCTTTTCGCGATTCAGCTGGCCACGCAGACCCTG